CCACACGACGAGCAGTAAGATCTACCACCAACATGTAATCAAAGGTCTTGTTCTGTCGGAAATCTTCAACAGTTTTCTTCTCACTGAGAAAAGATTTAACTTTGAACTTCTTAGTAGCATGAACGTCTTTACGTTTGAAGAATAGATTTTTACCCATCTTCATCTCGATCTTGTCATCACCATAGACAAAATCGTAACCAGTCTGATCTACACGAACGAGACCAGAATACTTTGCAAGTGCTTTCTCAACAGCAGTTGCACGGGCAAAGTTATCAGCATTGGAACTGAATCCAGGATCGTTGTATAGAGAATCAACAACACCGAAAACTTTGTTCCAGTTGACCTGAGTTTCCAGGTGATCAATAAGATGCATGATGAATTAAGTAGGAGTGTGCAATGTTTTCCAGACAGCAGAGACACTCATGTGTCCGTGCCTGTATCCCATGTAAATTATAGTCAGGGTTGCTAGGAAAAGCAACCCCAAGACTATAACATTAGGAACAGGTGGTTTCATCGGTTGTAAAGATAACCACCTGCCCAGTCTGCATGTTCCAGCAACCATTCACGTTGCTCAATCAAACGCAGATCAAAACGTACACCTTTGGCAGGTGCTTTCCAAGATGCAGACTTGTAGACTTGACCAGTCTTCTTGTCAACAAATGCATGAACAGATCGAGAACCACTATCAGTCTCCATGATCAGTTTGTGATACTTACGACCACTCTCGATGTAGAACTTGTACACAGGAGCATCATAACCACCGACTTTGCCATGGTTACGATCCTTGAAGTTCTGCTCCAGAGCATCACACAGCATCAGAGTCCACTTGCGAACATTCAGTTCGATGGTATTCTGAGCATCACGTTGAGCACAGAAGTCAGAGAAGTCTTGACGGATTGCAGTAGCAGTCATGTCCTTTGTTTGATTACGAATGTAATATACAGAGATTTGAAGGGGTCTGCAAGATTTATGTGCCACTTATTTGAGTGGCACACCTCATTCCTCAGATGCTTCTCTTAACATATCATCAACACTATCTAATAATTGATCTGCACTTACAATGCTTTCGATACCATGAATCATTGCTGCAATTTCTTTGATTACAAATGGTTTTTCATTTCTTGCTGCAAATGCAAGTGCCTCTCTAAGATTATCAGAGGCAGAGTCTAATGATTGCATAACTTGTTGCGATAATGCCATTTTATACTACCCAGGTAATTGTGGAGAATCTAACTCCAGATGTAACTTTAGTAATTTCATGAGGGAACATAAAATTAGATGGAAAAACAAGAACATCTCCAACATCAAGTTTATATGATAGTTCCCTACCAAAGAGTGCAACTTCACCACCTTCATAATTATTATTCATTGACATTATGACAGTCAATGCTCTAGGTTGTTCCTTAAATGAATCAGTATGCTCTACATAAAAGTCACCAACTTCATAACGAAGTAATTCATATCCAGTATCTTCTTTAATTTCAAGTTCAAACTCGGGGCATTGTTTTTGATATTCATCAACCAAATCTCTGACGATTTCATAGAACTCCTCATCAATTTTAGATCGAACTTCTTTATTTTCATTGATGAGTTCTGGTTCAGAAATACCAATTACAGAGCATTTTCTTGCTTGAGGATCATGACCACTACCTGTCAGGGTTGCTTCCCAATAATCAGTATCATGATATTCATCCAAAACGGAATCGCAGAACTCGGGATCAATAAAGTTTTCTTTGTACATAATAAAATCTTTCAGTGGTTTATTTGATAACCCACTTTTAACGATCTTATTATTATCTAAAGACGTTTTTTTCAGAAACTTTGAATACTTTGTGTTTGCAACGATAACATCATCAAAATCAGTGTATTCAACATTTTCATTATCTGTAGTCAGTGCTTTATCCACAATTTTATTTGGGACAATTCTCTCTTCCTGTTCTTTTTCATCATCCAACTCTCTGAATCTTTTAGGAATAATCATTCCAGATTCTTTTGCATACTTAAATCTATCAAATGCCATTTCTTCATACTCCTTTAATAAAATACTACTATCTTCTCGTTTAACACGACCTTTGTCAAAATAAGTTGGACTACAATATCCACGACTTCTCACATAATGCAAGAAAAATTGAGTATAATTTTGTCCAGTAAATCTATCTCTCCAATGTGGAGCAACACATCCCAAGTATAACATAGCATCGCCAGGATTCAAAGTTACACATCTATTTTCACCTTCTGGAGTTTCAATCCATATTGCCCATGGTTTATCTCCACCCAAATGTAGAGTCATTGAGATTTCACATGCTGGACGATCTGTATGTTTAGTAAGGACACTACCATTACGATAGATTCTAGAATAAACATATGTTGGTAAAACTGTTTCACCTACAATTTCACTAACCTCAGAGGTTTTATTTGTAAGCAATTCTAGTGCGGGCAAATAATTATAGACCGCAGCAGAATTGGGTGCTTGAGGATCACCATTGAAATGAAACTTAGAATCAGTTATTAAAAACTCTTTCTCTAATTGTTTTGCATGATCTTCATCTATAAAGTTGGGAACAACAAGATAGTTGTTCTTCAATAATTCAACATTCATATCTTACAACTTAACTATTTTTGTCTATAACATCTTTAAGTGCAGAGAACCACTGAACTGCCTTTTCGATTGGGAAATCATTTTCAGATTTCTCCTCACTTGTAAGAGCTGTGTATAATTTCTCTGGATCAATTTCATCCATTAAGGTTAGAATATCATCAACACTATAATTGTTTTCAGTGCCTTTTACTTCAGCAATAGTTCTTAAGTTTGGAGTATTGACAGAGTTTATCGAGTGCATTTGCTCACTCAAATCTTTATGTAATCTAGCTCTATCATGTTGTTCAAGTAAAGAAATGGTCTCATTATATTCCAGTAGTGCATCTTCAAGTTCTATTCCACCCATTTCAAGATCCTCTTGTGCTCTCATTATTTCGAGCATTTCCCTTTCGTGTTGTTTCTCTAGCCGTTCAGCAGCCTGACTTATTAGAACACCTCTATTTCTATTTTCAAGGATCTCGTTGTTGAGAGCATCAATTTCATTTTGGAGTTTTAACGAATTTAATTCCTCCATAGCTTGAATATCTTCTTTCATCTTAGATAATTCTTCTTCACGAAGCATATATTCTCTATCTGAAAGTTCTCTTTGACGTTCTCTCAAGTTTGCATTTTCTTCACGTTCTTTGAGAACTTCTTCCATTTCTTCGTCAATTCTACCCCTTTCGGCTTCAAGAATTTGAAGGAAACCATCTTTTTCCTGTTTGAAGGCTTTCTTTTCAGATTCAAATTCATCTAAAAGAGATTGATAAGATTCAGACATTTCAAGTGCTTTTGCTCTGAAAAACTCTTCTGCTTTCATTGCCTCCAAATTGCTATACTCTTTTTGACGTTCAGACCTTTCCCTCTCAAGAGCAATATCTGCCCGCATTTTATCATATTTTGCCTTTTGCTGATCTCTATATTGCTCATTAGCAACTTCCATGTCTTTCTCACGAAGCATTTTATTCTGTGCTTGAAGGTCATCAATCAGAGCAATATATGCTTCCTTTTCAAGTTCTTTTTGCTGTTTATCTGCTTCAATTTCTTCAGACAAAGATATCATTCTTTGCTCTTCTGCAAGAGAGGCTTCTAATGCCTTCTTTTCATATTTTGTCAAAAATGTGTAGTGATAGTCAACATATGGTTGGACAATACTTTCAAACTCATCCTCACCAAAGATTTTATTTGGAACAGGTCTTTCACCTGGAATATCTTCATATTCTAGTGAACCTCTACCATTATTCCACTGAATAGCATGAATATGCTTATCGTCAAAGTCCCATGGTTCATAGGGTTCTAGATGGACACACTTTCCATCAACAATAATCATTTTATCTACAGGAATAATGGTAATTCTCATTGTTTTTCCTCTTCAGTATTTGGTAGTAAGTTTTTATCTTTATTATCTATACCATCTAATGGTTCAAAATACTCAGAAACATTAACCCCTTGTGCTTCACACATATCAAGATACATGTTTCCAACAGCATCTAGCATTTGCTGATTTGTTTCATGGGCTTTGACCATTTCATTGCGGAAAGATTCAACAGCAGAACTAGTAGATCTTTGCTGTTGACTATTCTCGATCAATAGCATTGGCATCCAACTAACAGAACATCCCCAATGATCTACTTGATGTCCAGTATTTGGATCCATTCCAGCAATGTGCATATACCATGCACATTTATGCTCAACACAATCTTTTTTGATTAGTGGACACCACTTTCCAGATGATTTAGTCATAAGATGAAATTCAATGTTTTATTTATTATAGCATATTTAATCAATTGTACATATAATCACATCAACATATTGCACTCTTAATGGTGACAATGTTGTTGCGAAATCAATCTCATCACCAGTAAATGGGTGAGTGTGTGATTGCCAACCACCAGTAGATGATGTTGCTGGACCACCTTGATCAACTGCTCTAATTGTTCCACCAGGAGTTAATACTCTCTGTACAACTCTTGTATTATATACAACTGGATATCTGGCAATTTGACGATATACTGTAGCTGCTCTAGTGGTGACTCCAATTCTAACAAATCCAGGTACACGATAACTAAAAGTAAATGGAACACGTTGCCGAGCAGGAACTTCTCTTCTTTGTCTATAAGTTCTCGGTTGCCTATATCTAACTTGCAGTCTATCTCTAGCCCAAGTGAAATTTCTCGATCTGTTCGATGCTGTGAAAGGATTTCTGGATCGGTCCCAGATCGTGCTTCTTACTTGTCTTCTTTGTCTATACCACTGCACCGATGGCCGTCTATTTCTGATTCTGGTTCTCCCCCAAGGTCTCCTCTGTCTCGTTCCTCTATCCCGTCTCGATCTGAACCAATTTGCGTTTTCGGATCTCGATCGTTGGGGCTGTGCCTGTCTAAAGTTAAATTCTCTCCTTTGTCTAGCAGAATATGTGAAAGGAATTCTGTATCTAGTACTGAAGTTTCTTCGTTGTCTTACATTTCTTCTTTGTCTATAAGAAATTTCAGCCCTATATCTAAACGTAAATGGATTTCTTTGTCGAGCAGGTGCTGTTCTCGGTTGTCTAACTGCAACCTCAACTCTATAGGTTGTTGGATATCTCTGACGCTTGGTTGCTCTATAAGATAATCTATCATTATATGCACGAGGTTGTCTACTATCTAGTCTGAAAGGTGATGATGCACCAGCAGTACCATATTCATTTTGTGAGCCAGTATTATGATCATGTGCTGGAATATGGGGGTCACCAAGTGCGAAGTCACCTACACTACCAGACACAGTAAAAGTAGAAATTCCTGATACTCCAGCGTCTGTAAGAAGAGTAGAAACATTATAAGATCCACCACCACCACCTCCAGTGCCATCTACAACTCTGAGTGCTAAATCATTCGCACCCGTATATTGTGTCCAACCAGTCGGTGCTGACGCTTGATAAAACGTCATGTAGCTATTTTGGGGAATAATTCCGTAGAGGGAATTTAATTGTGTTGCGTTACCAAATGTGATACCATCAACCTGTAAAATAGACATATATTATTTCTCCCTCCGATCAATTGAATTTGCAAATAATAACATCAATATAAGCAACTGCCATATCCATGGTTCCACTATAAGGTGCCGATGCTGCGACGAATGGGTGATTATGCGATTGACTTCCCCCAGTTGGTGATGTCGCAGGAGCACTATCATTTACAGCTCGACCCTGAGCACCTGGAGATTGAGGAGAAACATTAACTGAACCACCAGCATTATGAGTATGACCAGGAATTTGTTGGATAGTTAATGTTGTATCTCCAACACTACCATCACACGTTACAGTTCCACTAATCGGACGTGCAGTTGAAGGAAAAATTGTAGTAAATGGTTGACCACCAGGTCCAGAGGTTCCTCCAGATCCAAAACCACCACCAGTTCCACTTACAACTCTAAGTGCTTTATTATTATGAGTTGTAACTTGTGACCATCCAGTTGGAGCAGATGCCTGATAAAAAACTGCTACACTATTTTGAGGAATGATTCCATATTTGGAATTGAGGACACTACCATCACTAAATTCTATACCACTCGTTTGTAAAATAGACATATTATACCATCTGAGATATCATTTTTTTTTATTTATTTATCTATAGTTATTATCATCTATCGGCACCCCACCGATATTAAATGCAATCGATATTCTTTCTTCATTATCATGGTGAGGAGTGACGTAGTGAGGAATAATTGATGGCATAATATAAAGATGCTTTTCTTGTGGTTTCATGTCAATCTGACACATATTTGGAGCATCTGCAAATGCAGTATTATGAATCAATGGATCCGATCGCAGCATAGTGAAAATACCCTCTTGGGGTGATAAATCAGGAACTTTTGGATAATATAATCCAATAAGTGAACATCCTGGATGACTATGATACACATTATATGCTACATCTCGATTGATGTTGATCCACCATCCAATGTCACAATATTCAATTCTATATCCAGACCTATATTCTTTTAACATTAAGTTAGATAATTCAATAGTGAGAGATGCCAACTTTTGAATTTCTGGAGTTATACCACGTTCAATTTGTGATAGATCAAATGCATCACTCTGCCACCCTCCATTGAAATTTGATTTTTGAACTCCTTTAGGGTCATTTCTTTCCAATTCAAGACATTCATGAATAATTTTATCATTATCAAGATCTAATTCAATATCATAGAACGGAGTTGTAAAAATGTTTTCTCTATTTACATGAATTACATTTATTTCTGTTTGAGAACGATTGTAAGATTCTCCAAATTTATGTCTTATCATAACTATCCTTCTTCACCATTTGGATTATTTGGATTTACAAAGAAAAATACTTGATTAATTCTATATTGTGCTCCTTTCCAATGAGGTGCAAAGTAGTTTTTACCAGTTAAATCCATACTATGATAATAATATGATCCTTCAAACATTACAAATCGATTGAATTTTGACCTGAAACTAAGAATAATTTCCCATAAGTTTTTAGGTGTCCAAGGAATAGCATGTTCATCTCTGTGACCACCATTTTCATCTAATGGCAAAATATCTGGTCTATCTAGGACCTTTGGTTTGTATAGGTTTGTTCCAATTTCTTCATTATCGGTTAGATAACAAATCCCATTATACCCAGAGTCATGATGAGGCCACCAATAATGATCTTCATATGGATTATTATCTATCCTTGAAAATCTAGTAAAATTTGTAACTATATCACAATCTGTTGGATTTTGACCACACAAATGAGAGAGAGATTTCATTACACTATTCATACTAGGATGTGGCATCATATGCCTTCGATCTTCAAAATCTTTTGTATTTCTTGTATTTTTAGAATCCCATTCACCATGAAATTTCCATAGAGGAGGTTCTTTGGATAAAAGATATTCATAAACATCATTCGGTCGTTTATAAAAATTATCCATCCAATAGAGATTTGAAACTTTATCTCCATCAGTAAATTCAATGATATTCATGTTTGAAAGATCATTAGTTTCAAATAAACTAATATCATTTTCTAGGTTTTTCATACAAAAATCTCTCTTATTTTTTTATCATCTAAACAAAATCCAAATACCCATAATATCCTTGGTGTTTTTCCCTTTGTTCTTGTAACTTTATGATATACTTCCGATACTTGATAGATTAGAAGATCTGTAGATTGAACATAGTCATATTTTACACGATCAATGATAGTATGTCCACCACTTTCAGCTTTTTGAGTGATGACATTGAAGTGAACAGTTTTAGTTCCAGGATAATACACTGGATCAATATGATTATGGATTCCACCACCTTCATATCCTATTCCAGTGACAATCCCCTGACTATATGATGGTGGTGATTTGTAATTTTCTAGATGAAAATAATCAATAATACTTTTTTTTAATAGAAGAGCAGACTTTGGATATTCTATTAAAGGAGCATTAGATTCGTTTCCGCACCTTGTTGTAAATCTAGTCTCTGGAGCATATTTATCCATTCCAGCATCATTAAAAATTTCTTGATGCCTATTGGAAAGAGTCCATTGATTTAGATCATTTAGAATATCATTTGATACAAAATTTTTTACTACAAGTACTTTCTTTGCCATATCTAAAGGGCACCCTGATATTCACATTGCTCATCATTTTCATCTTCAAATGAGAAACAACCATAATCAACTTGCATGTTGAATGACAAAATTAGACGATCAACATCACTAAGATTTGACTGGGTAAAATGCAAAATGTATGATGGAAATACTAGTAATGATCCTTCATCAATGTTTGGTGGAATAAAATTAGTAGTCATTGCATCCGCAAGCAATGGATTGCAGAAAACTGTTGGCACATGATATTTTGG